CTGACCTACTGCTTAGAAGGCAGTTAGTCGAAGTGCCTACTTTTGGCTTAAACACTACATTTTTTTGAATTCAAAATTTGAATTTGACAACAGTTTGACAACAGTTGTGACTTTGAAAATGTTGTCTGTTCTCAACTCAACAGTGACTATTATAACGGATGGAACGAATAAAGTCAAGAGTTTTTGAGAAAATTTATGGTAAAATTTTATGAAATTTCAAATTTTTCTTTCAAGTAAAATAAATTCTCGACCTTCGTTCGTTTCAATCCACTTCTCAAGGGAACTTTCTCTAACAACATACCTATTCCCCACCTTAATCGAAGGAAAGCCTTTTTGTCTAACCATTTTATATGCAGTGTTTTTACTGACACCAAAAATTTCCATAATATCCTTTGGAGTAAGCATTGGTTTCATATGAACACCTACCTAACTAATATTAAATTGTTATTATTTCTATTTACTTTTCAATCAATTTCAATACGCTTTTTAGCGTCGCTTTCTTGCCGTTCAACTTAAATTCATACCCATTTTTGTTCATGCTTTTAAGCTGAGTTTCTGTTGGTAAACAGCTTATATCGCTACACATGAATTTGCCTTGTCCGTCTTTATAAACTTCAAACAACATTCAATCCATTCCTTTCTCTATCCTCGTTAATAGCATCCATTTTATCCTCTCGGTCAATGTAATCCACAATTAGTTGTACGGCTTTATCGTATCCTTTTTGGTTGCCTTTGACAATTTCATATGGGATATTCTTGTCAATTAGCATTGATTCAATTCGTGTACCTATATTATTTGCTTCGGTTTCGGTTTGTAGTCTGCCATTCGGATTATATTTTTTAACAGGCTTAACAAAGAAATTTAAGTTATCAAAGAGAGAACTGAATGCTTCGGCGGTATCGTTTACACACTTTTCAATGGATTTTGAGGGGTAAAAACCACACTTTTCAAATGAGTTATAAATTTCGGTCAACAGGATTGGTGAGTCAGTTACAATTACTCTAACCTGATTTCTCAGTCTCCAAAATCTTTGTGAGTGTAAGCCCAATATGTATAGCTGATTTGTCAAGGCGTCATCGTTATGTTCCCATACCATATCCTTAACGGTTTCGGTTACAAGTTCCGTGTCAATACCCCTCATTTTCAACTGACTAAATATATAAGCAGCTCCTGTGGATTTACCACAGGAAGGCTGACCATAAAGATTAACTACAATCGTTTGTTTATTCATTTGACACACTCTCCTTATAGAACGGATCATATTCTTCTGGCTTTGCTTTATTTGCCCATTCTACCCATTTGAGAACCTTATCACGCAATTCATCGTCAAGTAAAAATGGTTCTCTTACTAATATCAAGTTTGGATTTTGTTTCATTATATTTGCGTTATCTAATATGTCCTCATAATCTACAGGACGAATCAACATTTTGGAGTATACTCTATACCCATGAGAGGTAAGCCTTTTGGTGCAACTTGCTTCTCTGAAACGAAATGGTTCTGTTAGATGTGGATTGAGTTTTAAATCATACTGTACAATATATCCAATTTTCATTATATTATCTCCTATTCGCTCTATATTATTCTGGCTTTTTGTCGTGGGCTAAATTAACTTTTTCCATCTCTTCTGCATAAAAATGACTCACCGAAGGGATTGCGTTAAATTTATCCACAAAGGCATTCCAATTATTCTGAATCTCCCATTCGATAACTTTCCATAAGTTAGCAATTTCAGCGATATTCACTTCTTTATTGTCAATTTCTACAATTGTATTTCTTTGACCACAATCTGTCTCCCAAACCCAATACGATATCCAAGTCTCACCGTATTCATCAGGCTTAAGGTTTAAACCTTTTTCGAGACAGTCAATAAGTTCATCTTCCATAGTTACACCATGATATGCAAATGGCGATACATATTCTAAAACCAAATCACTATACTCATCACCAAGATTCAAAATCTTATCTTCAAGTTCATGGATTCTTTGAATTTTGGTAAGATATCTTTCAAAATCTTTATATGTAATCATAATTATTTCTCCTTACTGCTTTCCTGTTGAGCCAAAACCGCCACGACTTTTTGTGTCAAGACATTCTACTTCTGTAAACTCAAAATCAGGCTGTTTCTGTGTGATGCGAAACTGACAAATTCTATCGTTTTTATGTATGGTTGTATCTCTCATTGCAATTACGGGCATACCCCATTGGTCGTTATCGCCCGAATAGGAGTTGTCAATTACTCCCATGTGATTTGTCTGAATAATGCCACAGTTCTTGTAAGTGCTACTTCTTGGCACAATGTGAGCTTCATAGCCAAACGGCAACTTCATTCCTACTCCGAGTGGAATAATAGTAAACTCACCCTTTTTGAGTGTGACATCTTTGGCTGATCTCAAATCAACCCAATCTCCGTTTGGAATTTGTTTAATCTTTTCGATGTCTGTAAAGTATTTAATTTTAATTTCCATATTTGTTCTCCTTAATTATTTTTTATCGCTAAACGCTTTGACAATTGCAGATATTATACTGAGTAGTGAACTAAAAATTGTGAAACCCCATACTGCAATAAAACATCCATTAGGTACTACAACCCCATTTGCGTTGAGTAAATAAAGCGATATAAGAAAAAATATCATTCCCATATATTTGTCGTCCTTTCTATATTAATCAATCATGTCCACATAGTTATACAAAATATGCTTTTGCTTTTCTGAATCCGAACCAAATGTAACATCAATGTGATAATGTCCCATATACCAATGCTCATAATCCAACTTGTCATCAATATGCTGTAGGTATTCGGTTAAAACATCCGGACTGTACCCCTTATTGATACAACTGGCGATAAATTCGGTTGGAGCACAGTGCGTAATTACACAATCTACCTTCCAGTTATACTTATCAAGATTTGCCAACCCTTCCTGCATTTCAGTTTCATTGGGTAGTTCTTCTTCCCACCAATCAATATTCTTTGTGCGATACTGTATATCGTGGCTCGATGCGCCGCCCATTGTAAAAAATGTTTTGCCGTTAATTTCAAACACTTGTCCACGCATTAGATGATAAATATTATCTTCAATCTGATGCACCTTTCCACCCCACTTTGTAGCTATAGGATAATGATTCAGCAAGGGGAATTTTTCGTGGTTTCCATCTACAAACAAGGTTGTCCACGGTTTGTTATTAAGCCAATCTCGCCAATACATTTCAGAATTTTCATTATTCCACACTAAGCCAAAGTCACCACAAATAATTAGGTAATCATCTCGTGTTAGATTGTTGCCCATTGGAAATCGTTTAGAACTCAGTTTATGTATGTCATATTCACCATGTAAATCTCCAGTAATGTAAAACATCGAATACTCCTTTAGTTATCAATACTCATTGAATATCCAGTCATAGGAGCTGACAAAAAGTATGATACAAACCGTCTCATAACTGTTTCTAATTCATCAACCAACACCCCATCATAATGTTTGCCTCTGCATCTACCACATAAGATATCACCTACTGAAATTGGGGTGGGAATTTCGATTTTGTGGTTATTCGCAATTTCTTGTACATATTTCTTTAGTACATCGTTATGTACAAGAATTGGCTGATTTGTTTCAGCACTTTTTAAAATCAACTGATATGTCTTTCCTGTTCCTCTTGGCATAATAAATTTTTCCATTTGTTTGTTCTCCTTTTAAATCCTAAATTTTATTCTTCCCACCATGGTTTGCATGATATTTTTAATCCACTTGTTAATGTTTGAATCATTTGTAAAATATCATTATTGTCAAATACTGCAAATAAATCTGTATCTCTGTATTCCCCAATATTCCAATCGAAATCAAACACCTCTCCATCTTGAGGAATTATACATTTTGCACCAAAATCGCCGTCAGTCACCATAAGTTCTGAAGTTAGCACATCTGGTGTATATCCTGCAAAAACAATACCTCCGTCTGGAAATTGTGCTATTAACGATTCCAACTCACTTTTTGATAAAACTTTCATTCTTTCACCGCCATATATGTTTCCTCAAAGATATCCTGTCTACAAGGATAAATCTCACCTCTGACACCCTGAACTATGTAACTGTTAAAACTGCATTTCATCTCACCTTTAAGCGTATGGATATATAAATCTCCTTCATCTTTATAATAAAGCAAGCCATCTTCATACGCTTTAATCGCCCATTCAGGAATACAATATTCCCCATTTTTAATAAAATCGCCTTTATACTGAAAGGCTTCAATCGGCATTGCTTTCTTAATGTATTTCATATATACCTCCTTAAAAATGACTTCCTATCTGCATACCCCACATAATACCAAGATCTACAAGTACAATAAGGTATGTGTACCAATAAATGTTTTGTAATGCTTTTTTGTTTGGATATGTAGTTTTATGTTCGTAAACAGTAGCACCTATGTTAAGTGCTACACATACCAGTAGCACTATAATTGTTATCATATTAACAATAATTCGCATATCATTCTCCTTTTAGTTAATCCACTTAACAATTGTATTCCCTTTATACCCTTTCTGCCATACATACCAAGCATAAGCTACAGCACTTGATGTTGTGTTTTCAAAATCTCCATTTTTAGCACATAAAAGTCTTGAACTTGATACATAGATTGTCTGTGGCGGGGTGTTATCAAACAACTTTCTTCGTTTCTTACCCTCAAGAAATTGCAGTTTAAGAAACATTGCCACTTTGTTGCCTTCTGTAACTGTATCTAATGCTTTTTCTACAAATTCATAAGCATATTTATAAGGTGGATTTGTAATAATACTGCCGTTCCACGAATTAGGTTTTGACTCTGCTAAAAAATCGAATGTTTCTGACATTCCTCCGTCACGATAAATCAAATCTGTTGACTTAACATTGTAACCGTGAGCCTCAAATACTTTAGACAAATGGCATTCTCCACAAGCACATTCCCAAATGTTAGGAGCGAAATCTTCTACTTCAAGTAGAAGTTCAGCAGCTTTAGGCTCTGTGGCATAATAATCATTTGTTGCCCTCTCTTTGAGAGAGTGGTTAGAAGCTCCTAAAACGGAATGAACACTTTTACTGTTTCCTGTCCAATCTTTCAAATAATTCCTCCTGCATTAATGTATTGGGGAACAAATTACTATTAAGTAGGATATATTTGCTCCCCACAATTTATCACTTTTTCTGTGATTTTCTGCCACAACTGTATTTCTCAGGGCAATATCCAAGTGTCTCACATTTTGGCTTTATCACCATAGGAATTAGTGTTGCCCACTCTTCTGAATAGAGTTTTAACTGCTTTATATATTCGTTAAAGAGTTCTCTATACTCCCAATACGCTCTCGAACACATTCTCTGTTCTGCCATACTAATAACATTTCTAACATTTCGCTTGTCTACAATTTTAGTTACCATACCCAACGGAAGTAACATTGCAGCATCCTCTCTCTTGACACCACTTTCTTCAAGATTTTTAAGTGCTTGGCTTATAGTGTCAATAGCGTTGTTGTACCAAGTTTTCTGTTCTTTAGTCTGTACTGTTTTGGGAACTATGTATTCAAAGTTATCGTAGTTGACATATCTTGTACTGCTCTGAAGTCGTGTAGGACTACCGCCAATATGTGTATACCATTCTCTAATTACTCTTGCTGAGTAACCTTCAATAATTGCTTCAATGTTTACAAATTCAAACACTCTACCGTGATTAGATTTAATACAATCAAGACCTCGTTTGTAGTTTTTTTCGCTGTCTGTAATATCTGCTCCCCAACATATACCTGCTCGTCTGCCCATTAACGAAATTGGATCAATGGTTGTTTCTGGTAAGATTGTGATTTTACCCATTTAGTTTTCCTTTCTATGTATTTTTTATCAAAACAAATTACATCCTTGTTCTATAAATTCAACATTTTTTTGTCTGTACTCTTCGATAGTTATGCCAAATTGTTTACAAAGACATTTAGCACATAAAACTTCTCTATTATCTGGTTTATTCTCAAAGCGACCACATAACTTATAAAACATAGCAATTTCGTTTTCCTTCATTACACAACCACAATTTCCACAAACTCTATTAAAATATTTTTTAGCCATATTTTCTGAGAGTCCTTTAAGTTCGGCATACCATTTCACATTTTCTTTGGTTGGCTGCCTTTTTAGAAAAGCAGCGTTTTTACACACAGGGTTTTTCCAAGCTCCATCTATCCACTCTTGTTTGGTATACCCGAATCTTTTAGCTGTGGATATATCATACTGTTGCTGTGCAGCTTTAACAAACCATTTATATTGATGTGGCTGATGTATCTTTATTAATTCATTTTCATAGTTTGAAGAATAAGGACAGATTACACATCCAACTCTACTTGCACCATTTAAGTATCTCTGGTTAATTGGTAGATTCTTTATCATCAGGATTAGCCACACATCTATATTTTGTAAATCTATAATCGGAGCTAATTTAATCCATTTTTTTGGAAGACGCGAAGAACCAAATAAAGATTTATCAAAATCATAATCCATAAAAAATTCATATTTTGCTCGTTTAGTGCTTTCAAACTTTCTAACACCTAATACCTGTGCAATTTCTGCTTCTTTGTCAAATGCCTTTTGTGCTTGTCCTTCTTTGTACACAGAACAACAGGATCGTCTAAATATTGAAGGAAGTAAGTAATTCTGATTTTGTATCCATTGTCTCCATCCCGTCTTGGGATTTAGAATTCTAATATTGGGGATTTGCTTAATTCTTTTATATACATCTGCTGTTTCGTTTGAAGTATTGTAAAATACAAATTCATAATCAGGTGTAAAACCAACAATATTTAACATATCATTCCAAATAGCCATTGTGAGTTCACTATCTTTACCACCTGAATGAGCTATTTTATATATCTTTTGAGGATTGTTTTTTACATAATCAGATAATCTGTCTACACATTTATTATATAAATTATTTACTCGTTCTTTTTCACGCTCTAATGTATCTTCCAGTGATACAGGGGTGTAGTTTTCAAATAAAGACCTGTTGTCTTTTAATATAGAAAATTTTCCTCCATTTTCAACTTTAAACTTCAGTAAATAATCTGAAGAATACAGATCTACCCAAACAGTTTTTGTATCGCCACCATATATCCAACACGCATCTGGAAGAGGTGCGATTTGAGGCAATCGTGATTCGATAAACTTTTTTTCTTCGGCAAAAATTGGCTTTGCTTTACATCTGTTAGTTACTATCTCTATTGATTGTTTGATTTTACTCATTACATCATCCTCTCTATATCTGATAAGTTGGAAATAATAATTGTGTTCGTGTCTTTATTATGTATAACTTTGGCATCGGTGTCCAAATGCAAGATTAAAGATTTACTTTTTGTTCTATAAGGATGAAGAATAATCTGTGTAACAGTGTTAGCAAATAACTTAAAACGAGAACTTCTGCGTTCGAGAACTGATAAATCAATCGCCTTAGTTTCAATATAAACTTCATTGCACCAAATTAACCCATTATCAATATCAATATTGTTTGCCATAAAGGTGCTGAGTTGCGACAACTCAAAATCCACCGTTAAGCCGTTTTCCCCAATAACCGTTATGTATGGTTTAAATTTAAACATTTTCAACCTCCTTAAAGGATATTCTGTCCGTCAGCATTCTGCTTTCAAGACACATCTTGTAAGTGCACATTGCTTCGAGTTGTCTTGAATAGATTGCCCTTGAGGGCTTTGGGACAAACGAAAGTTGTCCGTTGTCCCATTTATTAAGAAACACCCTCAGTTTACTAATCCTATCTACGAGTTCTTTATACTCAGATAAAAGTCTGGTTTTATAGTCGTTCATTTTCATCTCACCCCTCAATTGTCTTTATTTCAAGCGTTGCTTCGTTAGCAAACTCAATGTAAATATAATGAGCTCTATATTCTAAGTAGCTAACTAATTGTGTTGGTGGCGTTTCGTTGGTAATCAATGCCGATATAATAGTCTTAATTGCTTGGTCAAATTCATTCTCTGATATTGTCAGTGATATGCCGGCGTTAGGGTTGTCCTGCACAAAACTAAGCAAGGACTCATAATCAATGTTCTTATGCAAAACTAAGCTCCTCCTTTGACTTATACTTCTCTTTATATGAACCGTGTCTATTTGTGTGTTCAGCAAGCATTTCCCATTTACTATCTTCTACCAATTCGTCAATGAGTATCTCATCATAAACGCCCTTAAAATCGTTTGTAATTAACGAATCTTTATAGATAGTGATTGTGCCTGTTCTAAAGGAAATACGGTCATAGGTTAAATATGACGAAGTATTTAAGTATGTATCGCTCATAATCGCCTGTTCGAGAATCGAAACAGCAATTTCGTCAAAATTTCTGTTATCTTTAAGGACAACAAGGTAGTTATAATTTTTGTTACTGCAACGCTCAATTGCTTTTTCAAGAGTTCTATCTGTCAAGTAATAAATCATATATGTCTCCTATCTGTTATCATCATACGAGCCACTCTCTTGTGGCAATGCGGACAATCTGCTATATACGCCAAATCGTCTGAAGTTAATATCAGTTTGTAGTCATCCTTATCTGCTTCAAAAACACAATTACATCTAAGACACTCAAATCTGATTATAGGTGATTTAAGATCGCCTTCTTTGAGAACTTGAATCATTTAATACTCCTTGCCATTATTATCATTGCCATACTCCTTCTGTGTCATATATATCTCCTATCTGCTACAATGATTCTTCATAGCTCACATTAGTTTTACAACAAGGACAATTTGCCGAAAAAATAAATGTATTGTATGATGTAAAACATTGTTTATAGCTTTCTCTGTCGGCTTCAAATACACACCCGCAATTGCGACAAACAAATCTAAATACAGGTGTTTTCAAATTACCCTGTCTAATAATTTGAATCATTTCATTCACCTCTGTGTGCAAATTCAACTACCACATTAAACAGTTCACGCACACAATAGCGATTGTAAACATCTTCATTTGCTGTATAAAAATAATCTTCTCGGTATTTGCGAATAACATCTTCTACATTGTTTCTTTGTATACCTGTTGCTTGTAAAAGCTTTCTAAGTCTCTTGTGTGTCATTACGACCTTCCTTTTCGTTGCATTTGCAACATATTAAAATCTTTCTTTTAAAAATATTCTTTAATTTCATGTCCACACCACGGGCACCGAACATACATGCAGTTATCATATATAAGGTCTCCATAATGTGTTTCATTGATATTAAAACGAAATTGACAATGACATCTCAAACATTCTTTTGTGTACATTGTTTCAACTACTTGCAATTCAGGTTTGCCTTGTCTAATAATTTCCATAGTTACACTCCTTTATTACATTGTGTTTTATATCACTCTCTATCCAATCATATTCTTGAATGTCGTAATATGCCTCAGCACACTCACGAGAACAGAAGATATTGTCGTATTTATCTCGAAAATATGTATAGTCATATCTTAATTTGTTACCACACTGATGACAGACTGCCATAACTGGTGGATCGAGAACATGAGGACAAGTGGGTTTGCAAGGCAAGTTTTTACACATGTCGCACATCTAATTTTCCTCAAAATTAAAAATTCCATAAATTTCTGTGTTACACCAAGGACAAACAATCCATTCATCCCAGTCCTCGTCCTCCCAGTCGTAACTTATGTTTGTGGCATAATGTGTGTCATAATCATCATATTGAAATACACATCCACATTCTGAACAGGATATTGTATTTGGTTTTGATGGTTTGATTTGCAACTCAGGTTTGCCTTGTTTGATGATTTTCATTGTCGTACTCCTGTAAAACTCGTGTTTTATTTGTCATTTTTACGCCTCCGTAATTGGCAATGGAGTTGTATGTATAAGCAATGCTGGATTTGTTGCTGTATGATATTTTGCTATTGCTTGTGTGTATTCACTTGCGGTATTTTTCAAATCTATTTCGGATTCAGTTTTAAACTTACAAAATTTATATATTCCAACAACTTCACTCAGCACTTCAGCACCACACATAATCATATCAATGGCATTAGTCGAAAGGTTTTCGCTATCTGTAACACAAATCGCAACACTCTCTTTGCCATTAACATTTCGTGTTAGAACCATATCTCCTTTATTAAGAGATTCATTATCTGGGACTTTGTATGTATATCTTTTTGCGTTTTTATCCTGTATGTGTCTTACTTGTACAATATACATTTATCATTCTCCTTCTTAATTCCATTTTTTCTTTGTAAGATAGGTTGGACGGAGCACAGAAGGTTTTAATAAGCTCCGAGTCAATGTTTTTGTCTATAATCATACTATTGTATTTCTTACCTTTACCTTTGTATTTGTCTGTCACTACCTCAATCTTACTATTATTGCTAAATACAAACGAAGCATATCCTTTTGTTATGTGTGTGTAAATCAAATCATCACAATGCGATACAATATGATCACACACAACAGTAAAACCACTTCCATCTTCTTGCATTACGACAAGTACCATTAGCTCATTTAACTTTTGACACTCTTTAATGATGGCGTCAATCTGTTTTCTGCTCACAAAATGAATCATTTATCATTCTCCTTTCCATTTAAACAAACATTCAGTTTTATGCTCTTTATTTTGAGCGTTAATACTTCGTAATACAGGCTTTGACCATACTGTTTCAAAGTCATTTGGAGCATATTGTTCACTTATATATACATAATTATTTTTTGACAATCTTCTTGCAAAATTCCAAAAGTCAACATGATCAAAGTTTGTTGCAATTCCAAATTCTTTCGTATGAAAGTACGGCGGATCAAGATAAAAGCATACACCTGAATAGTCTGTTTTAAGATAACACTCATAAGATATGCAATCCAATGACACTGTCGATAAATCGCCTGCTTATTTTTCAAGATTGCGCTTGCTTTCTTGATAATAGTCACGGATTTTATTACCGTTAGGTGTTTTTATGCTGGTAGGCTTTGCATACCCGCCATCAAACCATCTGCCATTATACGAAGCAAGAAAACCTACATTTCCAACATACCACTGTTCGTACTTGTCTTTATCTGTCCCGTCTTTCCAAGCATCTCTCACAAGGTTGTATGTATCTCTCGACACTTCATCAAGTAAAGGCTTTCCTTCTTGTACTCTTTTGAGCAATGCTATCAGATACGGGTTTATGTCAGAGCCTATACGCTCTTGGCAACGAATCTTATCAATTATATTAGCCCCTCCAACAAAGGGTTCTATATATGTAGTCACATTATTGCTATCAATACATTCCTGTAATATTGGGACAATATATTTAGCAATACGAGACTTGCTTCCCATATACTTCATTGATATCTCCTTAATCTGTATAAATCGTAATTAAGTTGCCCAATTTACGATAACCGAAACAAAGATTACCACCGTCGCAAATCAGAGCCTGTTCATCTTCTGTGAAATTGAACGGATTACTTAACACCTTGTATGTAATGTTACCGTAACCATATCCCTTCTGCGTGTAACACATATAATTCTGCAAATCGTCTTGTGTAACATCGTACTTCTTTGTGTAAAAGTTCAGCCAAATCAATTTTGCTTTCGGTGCAAGTTTCTTGTATATTGCAAGATTTTCTTCATGAAGTTCTTTCTCATTAGGCTTAAATGCCCACCCTGTATTTATCAATGAATTACCTCCTCAACAATCTTCGTTCTTGGGACATACATTCTTCTACGCTGCTTATCCTCAATTTTTCTGGTTTCTCCAAGAACTTTCTGTAATGATTTTAACGCATCAGAATGTGACTGAATCCATTCTACTAATGGAGCATTAAGTTCTACACTATCTTTTGCTTTTCTACGGTTTTCTCTAACTTTCGTTAAAGCTTTCCCAAGTTTGGCAGTGTCGTGATACGACACATCTTCAAGTTCAAGTTTATGTAAGATATCTTGTGTTTCGTAGTCGTGCAATGATTCGTTTTTAATATTGTTTTGAAAATCTTCAGTTGTTTGTGTAAAAAAGTTGATTGTATCTTCTAACTCTTTAGCTGTTTTGATTTTCGTCATCTCCTTTAATAATTTGTGACTCTCTCCCCAATGTTTCTTTAATAACATTGGTTCTTTGGACATAGTGTCTTTTAGATTGTTTTTCTCTGATTTTTATTATTTTATCGACTACTGATTTAAAACTATCAAGTTCACAATGATGAATAGAGTACCATTCCTTTATAGGAGTAAATACTTCCATAAAATCTTTTATTATTGCTTGCTCCGCCTTTACTTCGCACAACTTATCAACCAAGATCGCTTTTTGACTATCAGTTGTATTTTCTAAAGAAATTTGATGTAATAAATCATCAATTTGCCCATAATATGAATTGAATTGTGATTTAAGCTCACGATATCTTTCTGAGTAAAGTTGCAATGCTTCTAAATTATCTCTAAGAGCAATTGTTGCATCACAATACTTTTCTATATTCACCTTAGAGATAGGAAAATCATTTGCGATAGCCATATTCTAAATACCATCTCCTTGTAGTGTTATTACTTGTCCTGATTTCAAACTTTCTTGAACTTTGATTACCCTTTGATTTCTTGAGCCACACCAAGCAAGTGTGATGTCTCTTTGCGACTTATCATATTTACCGTCAACAAGAATATCTATATAAGGCAAGATTTCGTTTACAATAAACTTAGATTTCAATATCTGTTCGTATGTATAACCTGTATATAGCCATATTGTTTTGCTTGGCAATTTGGTTTTGACCGTTTTTACAATATTAAATATTTGTTGTTGATTTACTTGTTCCAATGGGTGTCCACCTGAGAGCGTTAGCCCCGATATATAATCAGGACTTAACGCTTCAAGTAATTCAGTCATAGTGTCATTAGTAAATGGTTGTCCGGCTGTAAAATCCCAAGTCGAAGGATTTTGGCAGTTACAACAATGAACGGTACAACCGCTTACCCATAGTACAACTCTGACTCCAACTCCATTGGCAATATCGTGTTTAGTGATTTTTATATAATTCACTCGTTGCCACCTAAATGCACATATCTTTCTTTGATTTCTTGCGTTCTTCCTTGATTCCAGAAGTTAGTTCCGAGATAACCGCAAGTCCTCCGACAGATGTTCAATTTGCCTTCATCGGTGTTTCCACAGTTTGGACATTTCCAAATAAGCTTGCCGTTTTCATCTTCTATTACCTCAATTTCTCCGTCATATCCGCACGCTTGACAGTAATCACTTTTAGTATTTAACTCAGCGTACATAATATTGTCGTAGATAAATTTCATAACAGAAAGAACTGCTTCTGGATTATTTTGCAAATTAGAGGTTTCAATATAGCTGATTGCTCCGCCTAAACTTAATTCTTGAAATTGTGATTCAAGTTTCAGCTTTGCAAAGGCGTCAATAGGCTCTCTGACATTTACATGATAACTATTTGTAATGTAATTCTTATCAGTAATACCTTCGATAATGCCGAATCTTCGCTGTAAACATTTTGCAAATTTATATGTTGTACTTTCAATCGGAGAGCCATACAATGAGAAACCTAAATCAAGTTGTTTATTCCATTCGTCACACTTCTTATTCATATATCTCATAATATCAAGTGCGAATGGTGTTACTTCCGGGTCTGTATGAGATTTGCCTGTCATATACTTTACACACTCATACAATCCTGCATAACCAAGTGATATTGACGAATAACCACCAACAAGTAACTTATCAATGGTTTCACCTTTCTGAAGTCTTGCTAATGCACCGTGTTGCCAAATAATCGGAGCTACATCCGACACTGTTCCTTTCAACCTCTCGTATCTGTACAAGAGGGCTTTATGACACAACTCCAATCTCTCATCGAAAATCTTCCAAAACTTCTCTTTATCTTTACCTGACGATAAGGCTACATCAACCAGATTGATTGTAACTACGCCTTTGTTGAATCTGCCGTAAAATTTGTATTCACCATTTTCTTTGTACGGTGATAAAAAGCTTCTACACTGACTGTTCGGTATCAACAGTCTGGACTATATCTTTGGGAGTTATTATGCTAACTCGCTCACTCCGCACTTCCATCTGTATCATTATTCAGATGTACTCTACTCACTTCATCACACAAAGCTATTTGTGCTATGCTTTCGATAGTCTCTTAACCTTACGCATACACAAACTTATACTTGTAACAATTGTTTGATTCTCCTTTCAATATTCTTGCTACTTTATGTCTATCCAATTGTAAATCCATTGATAATTGTCGAATAGACGGGTATGTATTAATAAGTTTGCCATTCAAATATACAGATACTTTTGTTCTATTTTTATGTGTTCGATTACCACTATGCCAACCGTGATAAACATTTTGTGAATTTGTACACCATTCTAAATTTTCAGGATTGTTATTTAGTTTGTTGCTGTCAATATGATTCACATATTTAAAACCATTAGGATTCGGCACAAACACATTAGCGATTATTGTATGAACTCTGTATCTGTATTTTTTATTGTTCTCACTTCTTGTGATGTGGGCATATCCATCTACGCCTATATACGGCGACAACTTATGCCCTTTTGCATTATATATATTGCATTGTTCATCCACATAAAATCCTTTGTATTCTTTTAACATTCGTCATATTACAAAGCTTGTATATGCGTCTTGGCACAGGATAGTTCAAGTCTAAGTTTCACCCCGAAAGTCCCCTGTTAGCACATTACTTAACTGTCATTTCCTACAGTTCCTATTCGTGTAATGCACACCATTTTGATTTATGTTCACGGAGTTTTAGATGAGCCATTTAACCCATCGAAGGGAAACAATTTCCTTCTTTTAGTTTTTTCATCACCTTTTCAGATATATAATCCGGAACAAGCCTTTTAGCTGAGCACTTTGCGGCAAGCTCCGTAAGATACCAATACTTGCTGTCTTTAGTAATGTTATCCTCTTCAAGCACATAAATAAGCTTTGGAAAAGCAGGAGTAATCCATACACCCTTTTCGTTTTTAACGCCTTTATATCTTTGATTAAGTGTTTCTTCAATAATCATAGCGAGGTCGTGTTTCTCTTGCTCATTGTTAGTTTCATTAAGATACATAAACACTGTAATAAAAGGAGCTTGTCCATTAGTTGTTAAAAGTGTTTCTACTTGATATTGGATTGTCTGAACACCTTTGTTGATTTCCTTCTGAAGTCTTTCTTCGGCTATTTCGGCAATCTTATTTTCGTCAGTTTCAAATCCACACTGACTCCACTCTCTTCTCAATTCATCTTTAATGTGCTGTCGGCTAATATTCACAAACGGTGCGAGAGCAGTAAGACTGATACTCTGTCCGCCATATTGACTGCTGGCAACCTGAGCAATAATCTGTGTTGCAATTGTACAAGCCGTTGAAAAACTGTGTGGTTTCTCAATCATAGTGCCACTGATAACCGTTCCGTTCTGGAGCATATCATCAAGATTACATAAGCAACAATTATAAGTATGTTGTGCAAAGTAATCTTTATCGTGGAAATAAATAATTCCTTCTCTGTCAGCCTCAACAATATCTTGAGGAAGTAAAACTCTATCAGTCAAATCTTTGCTGACCTCACCTGCCATATAGTCACGCTGAGTAGGAATGATAGTGGGATTTTTATTTGAGTTTTCCTGTTTGATGTTCTCGTTGCTTAAATCAATCAGTGAAAGGATTGCATCGTCAGTAGTGTTCTTCTTACGGATTAGACTCTGCTTGTATCGGTAAAGTGTGTATCTTTTTACCAAAGAAAAACAACCGTATTTATCTATGTATTCTTCAATTAAATCCTGTATATCTTCAACTGAATAAATTCGCTTACTTCGTCTGAGCTTATCATAAATTCTTGTAGCAATATTTTTAATTTCATCATCAGACAATGTTTTTTCATGATTTATATGAGATTCACTATTTGCTTTTCCAATTGCAGAAATAATCTTATTGCGGTCAAAATCCACTTCTCGACCATCTCGTTTAATTACTTTCATTTAATCACCTATACTTTCAGAGAATATCACCATATGTAAGATTACTAAAATCAAATAAATTATGGCAATTATTACAAGATATTCTCGCTGGGTTTTTATCGTGAAGTGTGATTCTATGTGCAAGCTCGCAGAAAGGGCATTTGACAACAAAAGAAAAAGGAAAATGAGAGATGTATGTACGAACAATGTTATCTTCATTTATGTATGCGACTTTATTTTTTTTACTCGTGTTTTCTTGCCATTCTTTTTTGCCAAGTTTTACACCTTTAGCAAAACCCCTAATGTAATCAGCAGAACCTTCAATTTTGTGTGGATTATCTTCTGCGTTTGTTACGAATAAAACATCAATTTTATGTGCGTTTGCGTACTCAATTTCCTTGATAACACCTGTTGAATCGTACCATTTTTCGCCTGTCACCCATATTTCATCACATTCGGCAAGCTGATACAGACAAAGTTCAAGTCCATCTTCATAAGACATATCATTGTACAGAAAGCCAAACATATGTATCGGTGAAATAAACATATAATTCGGATGTTTCTTTTGCTGTATTTTAATTATTTCTTCAACCTCTTTGAGGTTGTTTTTGTCACCACCGTATTTATGGCTGATATACACTGTTTTTTCAAATTGCTTCATTCAATTCCTCCTATTTATTTTTTACTATCAGTAAATTCAAAGCATACGCATCACCTCCTTTTGTTGTTACCTTTAACCCTGTATTAGTCTTTATTTTTGATTGTAATTCGCAACTCTACTGTTTTACCATCCTTTAAATCCCATTCATACCCACTTGAGATTTGCTTTGGAGAAGAAAATCCACCCAACAATTTATTTACCATATAATCTCTAACAGCTCCAATTGCTTCATCTGTAACTTCAGATTTGTTTTGCCACATATATTTGTTTTTATGGTTTAATGTGCCAGCGTATATGCCAAAAGTACCACAACCAACATGATATTCTGCCATTTAAGCTCTCCTTTTTGTTGATTTTTTTAAACTTCATATCTATTAATTTCTTTAGCTGTCAATTCATCTTCCCCATTCCTTTCGTTTACTCCTTATCCATCTTTGCACCGCAATCAGGACATTCATTAGGTATTATCAAATGTGGCAATAATTCATACGGTTCTAAATAATGTCCACATTCAGAGCAATAATAACAATCTCCATCATGATCATAATCTTTTATCCATTCAGCCATTACCATTACCTCACTTTCTCTCACCGTAACTGCAAAAATCATTTAAGTCATTATAGACATACTCACCGTCACTTAAGTTGTAAATTCGTTTGCATAAAATCATATTTAAATCATCGTCATATTTGCCAAAAATACAATCTTTACACCTGACAACCTCCTGCACATCGGCAATGGGTACTGTATCAAACGATTTTGTAGCATTATAAGCGTAATCGTCTGCTAAAACTTTCTGTGCAGCTTCACGCTCTATATATTCTTTTTCAATCATTGTTTACCTCCATTTTTGCACCGCAGTTAGGGCAATAATTCTCTTTAATTTTTACCTCTCTACCACACTCAATATGAATCCATCCTTCAAGTTGCCCGTAGGCGTCTCGGATTTCTTCCCACTTACCGTGTTTAACCTCTTGCATATCACACACCGTAGCATGATTGGGTTTACTACCGTCAACTTCGATAATATGCTTAACTGTTTCGGCATTTCTCCTTGAATTAAAAAGCAAAGTAAAATTGTTACCATTATAATTGGGTATATCCAACGCATAGTAACCGCAATTATCACGGATTTTTAATTCTTTTTCAATCATTGGTTGCACTTTCTTTCCCAATCCTTTTTCATTGCCTTGCGTTTTTTCGGGCAATCCTTCCAATTGCGATTTTTTCGTTTCCAACGGAAAGAAAAAAGTTTATAGCGTAAGCCTTTGTATTTGATACCGTGATACATATTATTTCACCGCCTTAAAATCAATAATATTTTCGTACCAATTGAAGATGTGGACACGAAATCCGATAACCGTTAATTCGTAGGTTTCGCCCTCCTTTAAAGCACCGAAGACATCAGACGAATTGAATTTCCATCTGAACAATGTATCTGTGTCCTCGAAAACATAAGTCTTTCCGTTTTCATCTTCACCGTAAATAAGATATTTGCTGTCGGTCTGACCTTCGGCAACCTGTGTTGTCACACGCTCTTTATCGGTGATTGTTACGGTGTATGCGTGGTCATTGCTAAAACTTATCACAGGAATAGCAATAACTGCGATAACAACTAATGCGATTGCTGTTAAGCAACCTAAAAAACTTCTATTTGACATTTTCTTTCTGCCCCCTCTTAATTAATCTTCAATACTGTATCCTGCCAGTTCAGCTACATATGACTTAATATCCTTAAGTTCTGATAAGATAACCTCCGCTGTTGATACTGTATTTTCCGCTGTCGGCTTTTTCTCATCGGCTCTTGAGTTCCATATATTTTCAGCAAGCAGAGATGCGTTTGTAGGTTTTTCGATTTTATATAAGAAAGTGAAATTGCAAGCTTTACATACAATGTCAACTCTGTTCAAAACGGGGTCATACCCATAACATAAGTCCGTGTTATCACAAAACGGACAACCCTTCTCCAAATTTAAAATTGGTTTTTCTTCTTTACTCATTTATTTTCACATCCTTGTAAAACTCATATCTGTTATCTTTGTTTTCAGCTTTTATTGCAATCGCTAAATCTCTTGTGCTTATTTCGTCTAAACTATTAATACTTTCCATTAATCTGTCAATTAATAAAATTTTTTCACCGTTTGCAACTGCATCAAGCACATCAGAACTACAAACTGCTTCGTACTTCCTCATTTTTTACACCTCTTTCATTAATTTTCTTTGTGAAAAACTCCGCTATCAAAATACTTTTCAAGGCTATCTCTTGTTATCACTCTTCATCTTCCTCAATAGGAATAGGCTGATTCCAGCACTTAGCACAGTTATTATCACAATCATCTATGTCCGTCAGTTCTAAATTATATGGACATACGCCTTTAGGTAGCCCAGTATCATAAAGCTGGACATTAGGATAATGTTCCAAGAACTCACTCAAATAAGTCCTCTGCGGATGTGCATCACTCCACCGCTGAACTATTTCTATTGCTTTTTCAGGGTAAACCGTTTCAAAGTTGGAGCAAAATACGCCTAAGCCATTATTTGAATGGCTCAAAGGACAGTCACTACAATCAAGTTTACAGGCATATCCACCGTTCTTTAGTTTATGTCTTTTCGTCATTCTCAACTTTTCGTTGAAGTAGTTTGTAGTTTTCGTACAATCAATCATTTAATTCACCTCTATGAACTTCATTGTATTTTCTCTTTGTCATATTTTGACTGTCCTTCTACAAACTTGTTCACCCATTCTGTAGTTTCTGGCATTGTTTTGAGCAAGAACACACAGTCTTTAACATCTTCCTCAGTGCGATTTGAGATTACATAGTCAACTTTTTCTTCAATATCTTTAAACTCTTTACGGTCGTTTATAATACGCTCCATAGCTTTTACAGTTCCTGTTTTGCTGTCTTTATATCTTTTCTTCATTCTCAAGAATCTTTCAACAGCAGGACAATCTATTAGTACAGAGTCAATTAGTTTATCGCCTTTGTAATTATTCTTGAAATCTTCAAATCCTCTCGGATCAATTATGTAAAAATCAGCGTCATCAATTTGCTGTTGAGTTGTACAATATCTATAACCGTTAAACTCGGTATAAGCCACGATATTGGTCAGTTTATCAAACTCCTCATCTGTTACAAAAATGTGTGAGTTTGGAGATTCGTTATCTCTTCTTGGTCTTGTTGTATAAGATACGACCTTTTTGCGGTTATATTCCTTACAAACTTTGTCTACTAAGTAATCCTTACCAGAGCCTGAAGCTCCGAGAACTAATACAATTGATTTAACAGCCATCGTTGCCTCCTTTTAGTAACTGCTGAAATAAACATTATCCACCACTGCATACGGTGCTCCAAATGAATGATAATAACTCATTCTGAACGCTTTGACATTATAATCTCTATCTCCACTTAATATCCTTTGAGCAACCGAATAAGACAACTCACTCGGATCTCTTGTGTAAAGAATACCTGCCACATTGAATGTATTATAATCAAAAGCTACTGCTCTCAATCCACCGTTACTGTCAGCTAAATTCATTGCCGTTGAACCTACCAACCATTGACAATACTCGCTACAATTACCCGCTTCGCAATAAATTACTCTTGCCAACAAATCTACCTCATCTGACGATGTGTTATATGTATTATTTGATTTTGTAATAGTTTTTGTTTCTGCTTGAACTTCAACTTTTTCTGTTGGCGGTTCTGTAGGAGGAGAGGTTGTTTTAACCTTCTTCTTGTCTTTTTTAGTTTTCTCAGTTGGTTTTACTGTTGTTGGTTCTGTTGTGACATGCACGGTTGTAGGTTGCGTTGTTGGTTTGGCTACCGTATCTTTGGTGGCTGTATCTCGTGTTGCAGTGTCAGGGGTGGAGATGTTTGGTTCTCCACAAGCCGAAAAGCCAAACATCATACCTAACATTACCCATAAACTTGCTATCTTCTTACCAAATCGGATATAATCACCCTTCCTTAATTTCCCATTTTCTAAATTTATCCACATAATCATCAGTGAAAAAACCTCTAATAATAAGTGTTTGTGGCTTATTTGTGTCTATAAGCATTAATCCAAGTAGACTTTTACCCGACAACACTTCCTTGCCTTGTGCTACCTCAATAATGCCACTCATTAATTCATCTGCTATGTGAAGAAAATCGTCAAAATCATCTTGCTGAAGCTGAGTGTGTAACATTACTGTTCTATGTATTTTGTTTTCCATAGCTTACTCCATAACCGAGCCTACTGCCCACTTACTAATTACTGAGTAAATATCTTTGTCACACACACAAGTAATAGTATTCCAATCAACATTATGTGCTGCTTTGGTTTTTGCTCTTTCAACACCGTTTGCAAGAACAAGACTTGCAAGGAATGATTTGCCACTGATAGACCAATCTTTGCCATTTTCATCTTTACCGATAAGAGTTACTTCTTCGTCAATCTGACTTACAGCCTCTGTAAAATCAGACACATCCTTAAGTGTAACAAGTTCAATTTTTTGCCTCATTCAATCACCTTTCTTAATTTAGCAATTTATATTTTGTTAAATTCCAATACCCCTTTTTATCTTTGTAAATACCGTCTAAAGGCACATAAATTACATCATATTGTTTCAATGGCAATGATGCAAAAAGATAGTGTTTTAATGTTAAACTTCCTTCTTTTCCAGTACCAACCGAACGATACGAAATTCTTTTTGCAAATTCCTCGTTAGTTTGTTTGTTTTTAAGAGGGTAGACATTCTTTACGAGCAGTTTCTGCCTATCTTCAGCTTTGTGTGTGGTTAAATCAATATACCCCAAATATTCTTCCTGTGTTTGAATAATGCGTTTATAATTCCAAGCCTTGAAATTCATTTGATTTGCAATAGTTTCGATGCCATTTAGTATGTTATCTATGTTTTGAATAGTGAACGATTCTTTAATAGTGTTATCTTTCTTTAAGTCTGTACTATTATTTTTTACTATGTCGTACAATTCAAAATGCTCTGTTTGTAATACGGACTTCTTAATATTCTTGCGAAATCCCTTGCCGGTAGACGCTCTAAAGAATTGATAAGTTGCAAGTATGTATAATAGTTTCGATTGAATTCCGTAGTGGTCGAAGAAACCTATTTTAATTAAAATTTCTATTTTAGATAGCCCCACAGAAGTCTCTTGGTCAGAGAGACGAATTACATCTATAAAACTGGTCGGCTGTTGGTTGTAAACTTTAAAAAGTTCTGTGGCGACCTCTTCAGATAAGAACTTAACTGAACCAATACCTTTTGCAATTGCATGAAGGTCTTTGTTAAAATAATAGTTTCCTAACGAAATTCCGAATTTAGGCAATGTAATTTCAATATCTTTTGCTTTAGCAGCTTTTTCTCCCGTCTGTATTTGTTCATCATTCTTTGCACAGTTTAAATATGCTGTGCAAAACTCATACGGATAATAGTAGTAATAATAAGCACACAAATAACTAATCATACAGTATCCAATGGCGTGATTCATACCAAATTGATAACTGGCACTGTCTTGAATAATCTGAAGAAACTCTTTAGCTTCCAGTTCTGCAACATTTCTTGGAGAATTTGATTTATGACAATAACCTTCAAGTATTGACGGCAATGCTTTAGCCAATCTCTTTTCATCTTTATGTCCGATTGCTCTACGCACATTGTCAGCTTCGCTGCCCGACAGTCCGCATATTTCTTGAAGAAACTTAATTGTGTCCTCTTGAAATATTAAATATCCATCGTTTTTATTAAGCAGTTTATCTATAACCTCTGACGGATTTTTATGAGGTATATGCTTAAATAGCTCCTCTCTGTAAGAAGAACCTGATGGTCTAATAGCAGCCGTGACTATTGCCATATCCAAAATACTTTTAGGCTTATATTTTTTTAAACAATCTATAGCAAATGGAGACTCAAACTGAAAAATAGAACCTGTAGTTTCTAACATACTTTCCCATACATTTTGATCATCCCAATCAATCTCGTGAGATTTTGGATAAGGTAAATGAGCGAATTTGCAAGTTTCGCTAATAACTTGCACTGTCTTTAATACAAGCAAATCATACTTGGTCAACCCTACATCATGAATTTCATCCATATCAATCTGAAGAGTACAGTAGCCATCTTTCTCGAACACACCGTAATTGTCAGCTAAAGTAATTGGACTAATAACAATTCCTGCTGGATGTACCGACTGTGCATGCTTAATACCTAACAAGCCATCATAGTAATAAAACAATTTCGGATACTTTTGTCTTGCTAAATCAGGATCGGAGTTAAAACATTGCTTAATTTCTTTGACTTTTTGAATAGAATATTCACACTCACTAAAATCGGTTTTTGGGTGGCTTAATTCCCAATTAAGTCGAAATGCTTGTCCTATCAGATCAATAGCAGCCAAATCTTTCAGTGTCGAATATGTAGGAACTCTGGCTGTTTTAGTTTTACCGAATTTATCTATAATATACTCAAACATTTCTGGTCTATCCGATTCTACAACATCAACATCAATATCTCCTACTTCTACTCTGTCTTCATTACAGAATCGAGAAAATACTGTACCCCATTTTTCAGGGTTTAAGTCAATAATATCGGTAACATACGCTGTTCTTGAACCACCAACTGAACCTCTTGAAAAGCCTATTGGTTTCCCTTGATTTCTAAAATGTGAGAGAATTTCACTCATTGAAAGCATAAAACCCGACATACCTACTTTCTTAAAGACTCTCAGTTCTTCAGGTATTGCTTTATCAAATCTATTCTTTTCTTCTGATGAAATAACGCCATTATCAAGCTTCTCTTGATATTTTTGATATACCAATGAAGTAAATTTTTGTTCGTCTTTTTCAGCACTGCCATACAAAATAGGGTACTTAATCGATGTATCAAGCATAAACTCTTCGACACTATCTGCCATAACATTGGTGTTGTTAATAGCCTCTATGTATAAAGAACTCGGTATTGCGTCCTGTGTTGCGAAAGCTTTCACTAATTCATCGTAAGACTTATACACTAAGTCCATCTTATCTTCGCCTTCGTAATGTTGTTTTTTAGCATCTAAGATTACTTGTCTACACTCTGCTTTATAAGAATTAACTGAGTGGGCGTCTGTTGCAGCTATTAGCGGAATATGATATTTCTCAGACAGATATGCTAAATGTCTATTGTATTCAATTTGTTCTTTGCAATTGTGTGGTTGAATTTCGAGATAATCATACCCTTTAACTAATTGTTCATACCATGTATCTTCTACAGGTAATTTATTTAAAGGAGAAGCAAGACAGGCACTTGTTTTGATAATGTTGTCAGACAGTAAAAGAAACTCTTCAAACGAGATTCTGCCAACATAATAAAAATGATTTTTGTCAGTTCTTGACAAACTTATAAGCCGGTTGAGTTCCTTAACACCTTCATAGTTTTTCGCAATAAGAACTGTATGATAATTGTCTCGGATTTTGTCTGTATGATTTTTTGTTAAGTAACACTCAACTGCATGTATATACTTAATACCTTTTAAGTCACAATACATTTTCTTCTTAACCCAACCTTGTATATTGCCGTGTTCCGAAAATGCAATTGCATGCTGTCCCAACTCTACTGCTTTATCAACATAATCTTTGTAATTGGTAGCACTGTCTTTAAGAGAATAGTCTGTATGTATATGGTAAGCAACATAATTGTCGATAATATTAATCTTCCTTTCCGAACACTTCACTTGTCTCGTTTGGATGCGGGAAAGGAATAGACTCTGTGTACTTATTCTTATCCCATGCGTATTGTTTTCCAAACTCCATTTCGTTGGTGTAAAATCTACGAGATGGCGGATCGTACCACATTGGAATTGATAAATTCTCCTGTCCTCTCATCCTGTCTTTCAAAACATCCAATATAACATCATAATTTTTAACTAATTCGTCACCAGTTTGCTTTTCATTGGGTTTCACTCTATATAACGAGAAACTTCGATGAGCGAGATCTAACATACCTCCAGAACCACCAATATCATATTTACAAAGGCGAGTAACCTGCTGTCCTTTTCGTGGATGAATAACCAAAATAATAACAACTTGAAATGTGGCTGCAAATTTGGTCAACCAAGACATGAATGCGTTTTGTGTTTCGTTTTTATTGTTGTCGGTAGCTCCAAGATTGATGACCGTAAGATTGTCCAATATGAGCATTTTACAGCCATACTTCCTAACACAATCCTCCATTGATTTTTTGATATTATCGACTGAGTTGTCATAATCGTCTTTATAAATATAAAGGCGATTTTTATAATATCCATCAATTTTAGTACGAGCACTTTTACTAACTTTGTAATATACACTTCCTTTACTGTCATGAAACTGATCGATATTATGTCTACCTGCAAATATAAAATCAATCCAGTTTTTCATCATCGAATTAGGCAGCTCTTTAGAATACAACCAAACAGACTTTTGTTGGTCAAGTGATTGACATATAAACTGTGACAGTAAAGATGATTTACCACTGCCATTAGTACCCGTCAGAATCGTAACTGTGCCATAAAACATTTTCATTAGCTTATTGTCTAACTCTGTAATGCCAGTATAAATACCGTCAATTTGAGAAAGGTCAACATCTTCAATGTCTGAAAAGTCAATAACGCTATCGACAGGCGAATCTTTTGCATCCAGTATAAGTTTTAGCACATATTCTTTTCCAAACCAATACAATGTCTCGTTGAGGTCACTAATAAAAGCTTGACTACCATCTGATTTTGTTACCTTTGTGGGCAACTGTACAATCTTTGTTCGCCAGTTTCCGAGTCTACTTGAAACCTCTTTAATCATTTTTTGTCCCGCTTCATCATTATCTGCACATACAATAATATCGGTGAATTGTTCTAACCAGTCCCAATTATGTTCAATCCAATGAAAGTTTCCAGCCCCAAGCGGGACACTAACTGCATTAGTGAATCCCGCTTCTATAGCCGAAGCACAATCAATTTCTCCTTCACATATTAGCAAAGGACTGTCAACATTAACACGATTCATATTGAACAATATTGGACTTGTATCTGCATCTTTTTGACACCATGTTTTTACTTCGCCTTTGCTTTTATCTATCTTATGGCTTGGTCGGTATTTAACCAAAGTAAGCACATCGTTCGTGTCGTAATAGTTAAACACTATATTTCCATGAGAGTCTTGTCTAATATCGCAATAGTCAATTGTGCTTGGTGATATTTTTCGTAAACCTAAGTATTCTTCGATTTTGTTCTTTGAGTGACATTCTACAGGTTTTGGGTATCGGTACTGGGTTTTAGTCTTTACGCCCATCTCTCCAAACGCATATTTAATGCCTGCTTTTTCAAATAAATACTGAACTGCTTCCAAATATGTATGTCCTTTAATCATATAAGCATCAATAATGTCAGTCGATATACCACATCCGAAACAATGAAAATTATATGTTTTAGGATTGTAAATCCAACTTGGAGTATCTTCCTCGTGGAAAGGGCAACATGCTCTCAAACGACTCTCATCAAAATTTTCAACTTCCAAAATTTGAGCTATTTCAAAAGCATTCTTCTCTCCTAATTTCTCTTTTGCTTTATGAATTTTGTCCTTTTCAATAAGCAAACATAATCACTCCTCAAGAAAATCAAAATCGTCCTCTTCAGTATAGCTTTTAGAACGCTCACAAAACGCCCGTACCGAACAAAGGTTATTACAAAAGAAATCATCACACTTGTAATTATTGATATTTTTGTCTTTAGCAGCGTACTGCACGAACACTTTATCTAACCAGCATTCTTCTTCAAGAATTTCATTTATGGAAGCCTCAGCCCAAGACAAAGCTTTCTCGTATTCACTCTTATTGAAATCTACGATTTTCATTTCTCCGAGCTTAAACATATTAAAAATCAATTTTGTGGGATATGTGTGATATGTTTCGTATATGTATTTGGAATACAGGTACAACTGAAAAAGATACTTCCGTAATTCTTGTTCGTTTTTAAAAGCTCCTTTGCTTTTGTGGTCGCAGATAATATACTCGCCATTCTTCTCAAGTATTAAGTCGATAACACCAACAAAGTTATACTCGCCAATTTTGGTTTTAATCTTCTGTTCAACACCGACTACTTGATATTCAGAAAAAACATCCTCAAAACCTCGAAAATATTCAAGACCTATTTGGTAATACTTCTTATTCATATCAACATAGCGATTTTTAGGGAAATCAGATAAAACCGTTCTTTTATAAGCATTTTTGTACCGCTCTTCAAGATCGAAAATGCTACTTTGACCTTTGTAATAACTTTCTAACAATTTGTGACATAAAGAACCCCATTGACTAAAAGCGTTTTCTTCTTGGGACTTCCTATCAATATATGATAAGAAGAACATACGAGGACAAGTCTGATAAGAATTTATACTGGAAAACGACCAGTACCGATTTTTTAATTGTTTTAAGTTAATCAAAATGGTAACTCGTCCTCTGTTACAGATGTAGTAGATTCTGCCTTTGACGGCGTAGTTATATTTGCGTCATCACCACTTTTGTCACGCTTGTCGTCACAAAACTCTGCATCCTGTATCATAATTTCTACAACCTGACGCTTCTCTTTTTTTTCTGTTTCGTATGTGCGAGAAGTCAGTTTACCATCAATTCCAATCTTTCTTCCTTTTGAAAAATGCTTACAAATAAATTCTGCAACACTTCCCCATGCCACACAGTTAAAAAAGTAATCATCGTTGTCTTTGCCATAAGACCTTACTGCAATTCTAAAATCAACAACCGACTTTCCATTGATTGTTGTTTTAAGTTCGAGTTCGGTTACAATTCTTCCAATTTCACATACTTTATTCATACTAAACCTCCCATTGTTCAAGTCGCTCAAGCACAATTTTTAGTGTCTCTATATCTGTAATTTTGGTCGGATTTTGATGTCCTGACATATCTGCAATAGAAGCATATAATTTTTTGCTATCAACGCCTTTGGATACCAGTTCTTTACAAATAGACACTACTTTGCCTTTAAGCACATCTAAATCAGATACTTTCTTAGCTTTGGTACGCTTTGCTTCATCGCTCAATTCTTCGCCATACCAAAGATTCAAACCAAGACCAAATAATGCTGCGTTTTTTGTTAGGCATCTCTTAATAGCTTTGTTTACCATCGTAGATTCTACTTGATCGGCTGATACAGACTTATTACGGTTATCCATAATAGCCAACTGCTCTTCTTGAGTTTCCCCATTAATGGATAATAATGTTTCAACCCAACAGGTTTTTCCGTCAGTATGATAAAGATTACCATTATCGTCTCTAACTACGGTATATGACGACCTTGGAAAATACTCTTTTATGTATGCCCATGCAGACGCCCATGGTAAATAATTCATACCATTTTTAGGCTTGACCTTGCCAGACACATCAATTGATGATAATGTTTGATAAATTGACTTGTTGTCAGAAATAATAATTCCCCCTATATATTAATTTTTTGTTAATTTAGCACAATCATAAGCACCACCTCCTTACAGTTTTATACTTTCTAATATGCAAAACTGACTTAATGATTATTTTTTAAAGGCGAGCTGTACCGCCTTTAAAAATCTTTATTAAACTTTACATAAGTGAATAATACTTATCCTTCCATGCAGTGTATTCCGCCTGTATAGTTTTTAGTTTATCTTGAAAATAAACATCTGTTTCCCCATCGTGTTCGGTATAACTCCGAGAACGCATTAGTTCAGCAAATGTAGGTATGAACCCCTGTTGTTCCAATATGTACTGTCTGTAAAACACTCCACTTTTATATAACGAACCATAAGATAATAATTTCGACAAACGATATGGTTTTGATTTGCGGGTTACACGAGTTCTTAAATATTCTACTGTTATATTGTTAAGACGAGTTGTACCTCTTAACAATTCACAACCTTGAACCCTGTCGAATTTACGAACAATACCATTCCTTGTTGTAGTGGTTAAACATTTCAAAGAACACAATTTGTTGATCGTTATATAAGCTTCAGTTGGAATCTCGTAGAGCGTGCTATTGTATGCAATAATTTTCTTTTCGTTATTGTTATCTATAGATACATGATTGCTTGTAATCTTTATCGTGTCTTCTTTTGGGATGCCCATATAAGCCATCCAGACAAATCCTCTCGACAACAAATCAACATTATCTTCTATTTCCGGTGGAAATACAGCATTGAGTTGAAATTGTAAGTGTTGTGGAGACGAAACCAATACTGTATTAGCATTAATATCCATAGCCTGCAACACATATGAGGATATGTTTGTATCACAAATATGATTCTTATACGCCCAATCTAAGTAACTCCTTAACATCGTGGCATCTCGTTTCCGTGAACCATATGTTTTACTACCTGCTATTTTAACCTGAACTTTCTGAAGATTTTCTTCTGTGAACCGTGAAATGTCTTTTTCAGATTCTTGTTCAAAAATTTCTATACTATTAAACAATGCCGTCGCTAACAGTATATTTTGTTTCGACGATAATGTCGATACAAAAGCCATTTTCGTAGTCTCATTATACATATCATCAGCACCTCGAATAAAATTATATATGTATAATGTATCACATTTGGCATTATTTGTAAACAGAAACAACCGCTGAAAGTTACATATTAACGCATTTCTCTTTGCACTTCACGATTCCATTCGCAAAAATCATAATACTCCCACCCTTCAATAATGGCAATCTTTTTTATTATATCGTAATCATCATAATAAGTAACACCTGCATCATCTAATATCTGCTGATATTCCTCTCTTTTGCGTCCTCGTTCCGATGTATAATACCCAAACAAAGCGTCCTCAATTTCGGACTGTCTTTCTTTATTGTATCTATGTCTGGAATTTACTCGATCTTTAGCCCATTCGGATTTTGAATGATGCAAAGTGGTCTTCAAACCTTCCGTCACTGTTGCCAAACCAACCAATAATAATTCTCCTATCATATATAACACCTCTTCTTATTTAAGTTTTATCCATATATATCCTACTGCCAAAACAACTAAGCAGAGGATTAATTGACCAAAAGTCACGCCATCACCAACCTTTTGTCTGCAAAATCTTGACTTTTCTCCCAAACATGCAGTAGTTCATCAAATGACAAATACGCAATTGCAGAAGAAGCAAGTAAATTTGCTTCTGTGATGCGAGTCATATGATATGAACTGAGTTTTGTAAGTTTTTTGGAGATTCGATCTTTAGAAATAGATATTGGGTTTTCACACAATACTATGCTGTCATACCTAAGACCAGAATTCTTGCTACTAATATACACATGCGTAGGCTGAGATGTCTTTTTTATCGAAGTAGTCAAAGGAAGAACAACAACATTAGGACTGTATTTATTACCAACATCATTTTGAAAAATTACACCCGGTCTTATTCCGCCCTGTGTGTGTCCATCTTGTGGAAAATCTATGAGATATACTTCGCCAATCTTTGGCTTGATTCCTAACATTCAAGCCCTCCTTTCTGGATTTCTTGGCTTTATTATATCACACAGTTCGTAAATGTCAAGTTCGTTTTGCATATTTGTATGCTAAATATTTATCGCCATTGTTAAGCACAATTAGTAATTTTGCACAATTAATATCTATGTATCTTACTCCTGCAAACACTACACTGCTGCTTACAGGTTCTTTTTGATTACTGAATTGTATTACTCTATCATTCAATATCGACCATTTTACCGTATCATAATTTTTGTCGTTGAATACAAAATAATAGTTTTTCAGTACACTCTCCCAATCTTTTAATGCAACTATCATATATATCACCCTTGTATGTAGAACATCTGTTCGATTATTTATTATAACAAGAGAATAAGCTATTGTCAATAGAGTTTGTTATATTGTGCAATTACATCACCTACTAAGTAAATACACTTATCCACCTCTTCAATCGTAGTTCAAATTATTCATATGTGTTCATTCGCCTTTCATTATTATTGTAAATTTTTTCTTTATTATAATCAACCCACAAAATATGGAAATAACATTGACAAAATTTTCCCAATAGTGTATCATCATATTAGGCTTTGAAAATGGGTAGGCTAACGCTGACCATCTTTCGATAGCTTACTTGGTATAGACATCACCAGATTTTCGCAGGTCGGAGTGATGTCTATTTTTTATATAAAACCTTTGTTTTATACATCTTCCGATACATAATGTTCGTACCGTAGTCTACTTAACAATTCTTCAAGCGTAATTGATAGGGCGTATTCTTTGTCTGTCATACCGCCTATAATAGATTTTTTAAGACTAAATCTGCTTACTATCTGTATGTCAGGCGAATTTGCAACAGAGCGAGACGAAATAATAACATAACATTTCAAATCTTTGCCATAGAGCCGAATGTCATTTTCTACTCTTTCTATCATCTCGGTATGATTCACTTCGATTGGTTTATCGTTATTGTCAAACCACGGCATTTAGCACCCTCCTTATTACCGTCTGAGCATAAGCATCAGTTTTAGCTTTCTCGTCAACATATTCCACCTCGGAATTAGAGAGATTGATTTTCGCAATCACTTTACCCTCTTCGTTGGAACTTGTTGTTCTCCAAGCATCAATATACATTATATTTTTATCATAATCAATGAAGTTGCTTCTGATTTCTCTATATTGACTTTTCATAAAACTACATTCCTCCTTATGACGAATCCGTTCTAAAACAAGAATTTTATTTATATTCTACCTTTATTTCTTCAACCCTCTTCAAAATTTGCTGCCACACCTTTTCGCCGTAGATATTTTCCAACAAGGGGCGTGTGTGAAATAACGAAATTATCACATATACACCCCAAGCATTAGCATCAACTTCCTCAAATTGCATTGCATAGGATTTTAGATTATTTTCTTGTGATGGCTTGTAGTTATCTACATTAAACTGTCCGTTTTTTACCTGCCACAAATGTCTCATTTCGTGTGATATCACCCACCATATTTCTACGGAGCTTTCCCATACGGTGTCAATATTAATAGCTATTACATTCTTATCAGGATTAATACCTGCTTTCGTGGTTGGTGTGGCAAATTTATTTGGTGGTTCATATGTAACTGTAGGTTGTTTTAATTTAAGTGTCTCACAATTGAATGTAATAACAGAATCAATAACTTTAACATATTTTTTCATTTTAATTCCACCTTTGATTTTTTGTGTCTTTTTGCATTTAATTCTTCAAAATACCGTTTTCTTTCGGGGGATAATTCTTTTTTGAAATGTTGTTTTGTTAATTCTTTAGCTTTTGTAAGTGCCGTTTCGTTTTGTGCAAAATATTCTAACCACCGAAAATCTTTTTGATTACAGTAAATTTTCATCGTTTCATCATAGATTTTCACCGTGTACCAATGGTCATTATATGTGATGTTAAGGTTTTCTTTAACAAGCCTTAAAGCAGTTTTATTCCTGAAACTGTAATGCCCTTTGTCATCGGCATAACAATTTTCGATGACTTCTATGATTTTATCTTTCATTGTTTTTTTCATTTTAATTCCACCTTACTTAAATAGGATCTCATAAAAATCTTCAGTATAGATACCGTCAGCCTTATCTTGCTCTTCGTACTTTTTAAGTGCTTTGCTTGCATCTTCATAAGTATCGAAAGAGTCAATTAACTCTTTTGTTCCTTCGTAAGCAACCCAATATTTTGGCGGATTTTCGCTGAGAATAATAACCAAAATTTGAGCATTCTTGTCACCAAACCAATCATCAAAATCTGCGGTAACATCACCATTAGCTATGACGGTCATACCATACTCTTCCTCGTCCATAAGTTCTTCATACAGAACTTCTTCATTTTCATTGTACAGATCATTCTCTATATCGTCAGGTGTATAAATGAAATCACTGTGAACACGATGTGTAAAGTCTGTAAATCTGTAGATTTCGCATTCAACATATTGTCCTTTGTAATGTTCTTTAACTTCTTTGATTGTCATAGTGTTTGCTCCTTTTTTATTGCGTGTTATAAGAAATGTTATTCTTGACAACATTTCATAAAAGTGATATTATATAGATACGGAAGTTTGTTTTTTAATTTCTGCTATTGCAGATAAATTTTTATCCTTTCTTCCGTTGTAGTAACCTCGCTTATGTCATAGTGTGCGAGGTTACTACCACATAAATTAAATCGTAATTTTTTTGTATCTCGAAAGCATGCCATAATGGTGTGCTTTTTTATTTTATCTGCTGATTGATTATGTCTGAAATATATGGTAATTCAAAATTGAGTAATTGCGATACTTTGTACGCCGAATTTAATAAAGGTGCTTTTTTCTTTGTATAATAGCAATAAGATGTTGAATGCGAAATGCCATACTCTGCTTCAAGCTTCAAATAATTCTTACCTGCCAAATCAAAAGCTTTACGGAATGCAGAATAAAAACTATGGTTGATTTCGTTCTCTAAATTTTCTCTTTCTTCGGCATTTGTAAACTCTTTATTTTGCATCAACACAAAATAAATCACAACCGCTACGCTATACGGAATGTTTCTTTTGGTTTGCTTATCATTAAAATAAGTGAAAACTGTTTTTTCGCTACACTTCATTTTTTGTGCAAGCACACGATATGTTATATTTTTTTCAGTCATTGCAGATTGGAAGAAAGAAATTAAAATATCATTGATGCTTTGAGAATCATTCATCATATGGTCGCCTCCGATCTAAATTTTGTACTTGTTCTAATTGTTAAGCTAATTCTGCGACATAAATATCCCAAATTTCCCACTCTGCATCCGCATCATAATCCTCTTCATCATCCTCATTAAGAGGGATGCTTTGGATGTACAACACATCATAAGTGTATGTATGAAGTCCATGCTCCAATCCCCAAGTTGTTGTACACTTATCTTTTGAAGATTCAAACAACTTTCGAGCCTCCTCTAAAGTGTTAAATCTGCCGATAACATTATAAGTATCGCCTAAACAATTACCTCCGCAGTAGCACGCATGGTCGGCAAGTTGTTTTGTAGTAAGATTATTTTTACGGTTGCGATATTCCCAATTTTCCATTCTTACTTCATATACTTTTTTCATTTTGTATACCTCCATTTTATTTGCTATCTTCAAATGGCTCTCGATAAGAATAGTGATTCTCTGTACAGAAAACACAACCCCACCAGCAGTGTTGTTGTCCACAAGGTCTAACACCATAGCCATCGTACCCTGCATTAAGCTTGCAACCATCACATTCGTCTTCCCCTGTGATTGTACAATATCCTTTCCCATCTGGGCAAGGTCTATATATATATGTGTGTGTGTCACCAGTTTTCCTTTCAACAAAGACTATCTCGCAATTGTCTGTATCGTAAGTTAAAGCAAAACCATCTGTGAAATCTAATGCCTTATTGTTTTTCCAGATTTGCCATTCCTTTACTTTTTCAAATAGTGTTTGCCAATCACCATTTTTGAAAGTTTTTCGGTCAATTCCATACATATCCACTGTATACTCATGACCGCTTGCCTTGTCGATGACTGTAAGAATCACAACACCGTTCTTATAATCAATACAAGCGTTGCCATTTGACAAATATTTTGGTCTTAACAGCATATTATATCCTCCTTATGTTTTACCAATTCGACATACTCATATGCCAATCATCGTATCCATTGTATTGTGTATCAAATCAATGTTTGTTTGGATTTCAAACCGTTCATCTTCTGTTGTTGTATAGGCAATACCGATACATTCAAGGTTTGAAAAGTCAACATTCTCTGTTCCATATTCTTCTTCGCAAAAATCAGTTATCAACCGTTTTGCATCGTCAATTGTATATTGTCTCATTTTGTATTCTCCTTTATTATATCATAATATCAACAATATTTCAAGTGAAACTCGCTAATATTTTATTATTTTCCACAATGTTAAGCCAATCTATCGGTTCTTTTGTTCTCCTGTCTGTGAGTAAACCTTTTCTCAGTAAGGGCAACAGAGTATTAAGATGAGTTTTGGCTTCGATATATGTTCCAAACAATCCGTAGGGCACATATGTGTCAGCATCTTTATTATAACCTTCAACACTAAACATGCTCTCTATCTTGTCCACTTTACACACTCCTTTTTCTTTATCGGCATTAAAATATCGGTTTTATTTTTAGTCGTCATCTTCTATACATTCATTGTCTAACCATTCTTCAAAGCAAGGATAAATCATTCCACCTTTAAATCCTGTATCTTCAAACAAATCAAATGCATCCCAAATATCAATAGTCTTATCGTAAAGACAACCTTTAAACACTGGCTCTTTTGCCTGTAACTCCTCATAACAATCGTTAATTTTACTTAAAAAATCTATTAGAGAATAACCGTGTGCAGCCATCCATTTTAATTGAAAATCATGATACTGTTTTATAATTTCTCCTTGCTTATTTAGTAATGCCTTTACCATTTGTGCGTTACCGCAAAATATGTCCATATACCTTTCAAGATTTTTTCGATAAAAACGTCCTTTGTCCAGACTAATCAAGACATTAACAGCATACTCAAAAGTCAACATCTCATCATCACGCCCACACAAAGATGTAAAAATATCTTCGATAGTTCCATATTTATCCAGCATTGAAGAATTGATTACCCGATCAATATCGTTGTATATTTTCTGTATTTTTGATATATCCATACTTTAATCCTCCTTAATTAAAAAACTATATTATGTAATATTACATAAACAATTCCGAGTTATAAAAGTGTTTTAATCTCTGTTTGCCGTAATCAAATCATTATTATATAATTAATGCTATCTGAATCCATCTGAACCTTACAGTCTTGTTTCTTAAACCAATTTGCAACTTCTGGTGAGATTGTTCTCCCTACACCTAATTGCACCAAATCGTGCCAAATATATGGTATAGTTTCATATTGTACTAAAGTTAATTTATTTTTTCTCATATCCACAGCATTATCAATTGATTTCCATTTTATAAAGATTGCTTCTGTTTTTTTTATTAGCTCTATACTTTTTGCCGTCATACCATTTATATAACATTTTTTGCACCTCATTTATGAATATAACTATTAAACAATCTTAAAAGTAATTACTTACAGATACACTTTACGCAACTCCATATCTGATAATCCGATTGTTCCATCAAGAAGATTGCATAACATATTATATTGCTCATTCTCATTAGTAGCATTGTTTGAAACGAAATCAAGAATATTACTAATCAGTCGATAACTCTCACCAGTTATATTGAAATTTTCTTCAATGTATAACAAAAACTCTGATTTATTCATTTATATTTCTCCTTATCGTTTATAGTTCTCCTTAAAAGTGCCGTTTTAATCTTCTCTGAATGTACATTTAAGTTCTTTATACCCAACCGGAATATCATCTTCAACGGATATAGCACACCAAGCCCAACCGCCAACTTGATCTTTATTGATGCCATAATAATCTCCGCCACCCAAACCGTTGCCAATAGCGGTTAACAGTGGTAATGGGTGAATAACCCAACCGCAGTTATTTGATCTCAACTTATAGTCATCACAATTAAGATAGATTTTCTTAGTGTGATTAACAAGATACTTACCGTCAAGATACAGCTCATCTTTATGTATTTCTTGTGTTTTAGAGTTGTCTCCCCAAGCAATTTCATGAAGCTTCGCCACATCTATACCGTCTGGAATATTCAAACCATCGGCACTATATGCATAATCACCTACCCACGCAACTCTGCAAGGGGTAAGGTTTTCATACAACAGTTTTGTTAACGAACAAACAAACGGATTACGCCACCAAGAATACTCAGTTAACTTAGCAGGAGTGTATTCACCGTCAACTTTTCTGTCATAGACGACTTTTTGTTCGTTTATTTCTATTACTGCATAATAATACTGTCCCATAATTAAACCTCCCTATACATTTTCTTTGCGGTTGGTACGCCATACTCTTGAACAAGATTCCAAAGCACATCCAACCCTTGTATATCTATATGCAAAATTTCTGTCGAATCTACAACACCTTGCAACCAAGCTTGTGCTGTTTCATCTGCAATATTCATGAATTTTCCATATATCTTTTTACCAGTATCGGATTCTAAAAGAACAGGTAAATCTTTAAAGTAATATGCGTCAAGTAAAAGCATAATTAACCTCCCTAAGCCACCATATACACAATATAGTTCTTAGAGAATTTGTCGTCAAAGTCATCATATACTTCTGTTCTCTGAATTAAGAAATGAAAACCATATGTATTTGTGTAACTGAAATATTTTTTCGTTCCAGTCTGATTGAAGTCAAGGCGACTGCCATCACTAAACACGATATAATTACTATGTTCTTCTGCTACGGTTCTGCGTTTGACATTTTTGTTAATGGTTATAATTCGTTCCATAGCGTGTTCCATAGCATTAATGCATTTTCTATCGTTATAGCGGAATAAGCTATCTACTAAAATGGTTTCATTATTTGATAGAGTTTCAATAAACTCCTTTTTAGTTATTTGAGTCATATGTACACCTCCTTCAGTTCTTCCTCTAACTCGGCAATGTTTTCTTTAATTTCTGCAATATCATTGATTAAAGAATTGTAATCGTCTTTGTAAGATTCTATCCAAATTCTCTCACGCTCAATTTCTGACAGATCTTCACAATAGGTGTTGTAATCTTCGTCTAAATCTTTTAAGTCATCTTCTAAATCAGCAAGCTCTGATTTAGCTTCTTCGATTTCAGATTCAATCTCCGATTCTGTTCGTAAACCCACCCATTCATAAACCGTTTCTGAGTCAAACCACAATAAATCATTTAACTCTGTTTCATCAATTCCTTCAGGGTAGTTTTCTTCAAGAACACTTTCCAATTCCTCACACTTGCCTTCACGGCGTATTCTGTCAAGAGTATTAACTGCTCCGCTCCAAGCTTCAAATGTATTTAAGTCCAATTCACTATATATTCTCATTTTTTAACACTCCTCTTCGGTGCCAATGTAATCCTCTTGCTTCGTAAAGAGGTATCCAGTGTGCTTCGTAAAAATCATATCCTGCTCCATCAATGCCGAAGAAATACCCGAACTCTCCTGAGTAAAAAATTCTGAAACCACATTCTGACATTAATTTAATGCCGTCATAGTCTGACAACCATTCATCATCTAGACCATCGCCAAACGACCACATCGTTCCCCACATCGGCAATAAGCTATACCTTTCAACCTCAAAATCAGAAATACTTAAAGTGATTTCTATTCCATCATCAAGGTTAATTGTATAATCATTATTATCAATACCGACCACCTCTCCATATGTTTCCGAATCAAAGCAATACACTCTATCGCCCACACGAGGCATTGTAACCTCCTGCCAGTCATCAATATCTATTGACATAAGTTTTGCAATAATACCACTGTCAATAGCATTAAATTCTCTTACCCATTCATGAGCTGCATCTGATTTTGTGATTATTTTCCGTAACATTATAATTCCTCCTTAAATCAATGAAATATTAGTTTTATTTACTGCTTTACAAAGTAAAAAGGAATACCAGACTGGTATGGATATAAAGTAAATGAATTATCACCCCATAACCTCAAAGCGTGACCTCCACCTTGTTTTTTGATAACTGCACGATATTTTCCATTTTTAATATTTTGCTGTTCCTCATAACTCATACGGTCAAAATCTGTTTTAAATAGCGTATCAATTTGTACCGGTGAATATCTAAATTTATAATCAATGATTCTCAAAATCAAAGATTTTTCCGTTTCTTTAATGCCAACGGTTAATTCATAGCCATCCCATCCGTCTTTATCTGCTTTATATATTCCATGTTGTAACATTTTACATTTCATTGCTCCTTATAATATTACTTTATTTGCTGTAAATCAGTTTGTCGGCTGCTGCGATAAATTCTACTACGGCTTCTCCGCCAATGAGATAATTTCCGCTTTTATTGTAAATATATTCTCTGAATGCTTCCGTGCAAGCATTCACCCTCTGCCACTGATTTTCATTGCCCAAAAGCCATTTGATAATAGTTGTTTTCAATCCCTTTGGCATTTTATTTTTCCTCCAATACATAACCCTGATGGCAATATCCTGTTACTTCCGATAGATAGTCTGATATTTCGTCCTCGTCTGTCATTCCTTCAGGTATATCAATTTCTGTCGGCAATTCTCCGTCATCATCATAATCGGTATCCCATAATATGTTTGTTGCTTTTAACATTGTTTTACCTCCTTAAAATTCTTCTTTTATATGTACTCTCTGCGTGTCTAAACTGACAGTAATATCAGGTTTGATTGTGTTAAATATAAGTCCTTGCTCTTTGCAAAATTCATAACATTTGTTATAAATATAAACTTCATCAAGTTCGATTTCGTCATTGGTTTCTGATTCATCGTAGTAGTCATTTAAAATCCTGTCTGCCAACTTAGAAATCTGATTTATTGTAATAGAATCATCAAACTCAAAACTCATCTGGTTAAGCGTGCCACAATCATAATCCCATTTTTCAAAACAAATAATTTTACTCATTTACAACACCTCATTCTTTTGTTTGCACCAAAAGCAATAATCACCACAGTCATACACAAAACGAACAATATTACCTCTTTTGTGAGACACAATGCCGTTGATGTCACATGGATATTCCCAAGTGTTATAGTTATGAAACCTCTCTTGCATAATACAAGCAATTAGAGCTTGTTTTGCCGATAGTGTAAATGTGTGTTTGTTTACTGTACCATCGTTCAATATCTTGTAAACATCTGTCATATTCATTCCTCCGTATCTAATAAATCTTCATACTCATCAAGAACCTCAGATACCGCTCTTTCTACAACATAACATTTTACTATGCCATCTGCATATGCTGGTTGTCCTGTTAATGTCTGTTCAAAATCCAAACCAAACACATTCACTGCCTTGAATAGTAAATCAAAATTGTGACACAAATGTTCTTCGGCTGTCCAATTTTCAATGTCTGCGAACTTTTTATTTGCTTGCACTAACAAAGGATTCATATATTCAGTTAGTACCCCATTACTAATTATCTCTTCTTTTTCGTCTCTGCTTATGTATTCCAGAATTTTTATATTATCTCTAATATAACTTCTGACATTTTCTTTAACTGCTTCGACATAATTGTATTTCTCCATAGATGTCTCCTTACAACAAAAACAGCGAAGACAAAAAATCTTCGCTGTTTTATTTCTTATTCATTTGCAAATGCTTCGTTATACTGACGCATAAATTCAAGCTCCATCTGTTGAGTTTTGCTTGTTATTCCTAATTGTGTATAATCTTTCGCAATAATATTGTTCTTATACACACCGAAAAAATTCATATTACAATAATCAGAATTTATATCAGTGTGATCGTAATTATAGCTATCTGCATAATAATACGCATAATCAGCAATCGCATGAACAATTTTACTATTTTTCTCCCAAGGTGAAGATTTAAGACTCACATTAATATAAATATCATTGTTTGTGACTTCCCAATGACAATCAGGAAATCTTTGAACCAGATGACTTCGTATTCTATTAGATATCAGTAAATTATTATGTATATGATACTTTTGATAATTGTCTGGTATACTATCAATTTTAGTTAAAGTAAACATATTTACTTAATTCCTCCTTAGATTTTGGCATTTCTAAATATAACTATGGCAGCGACGAGACTCCTGCAGGAAGCTTGGTCATTGGGATTGCAGATGTAATCGCAGCCCGTATGTGGCTTTTCAGCTCCACATCGTGGGTTTGTAAGTTCATTTCTGTAGGGAATCTTGGGTTCGAGTGTTCATTATCGCTAACTTGCTGGTCGCAAATTCAACCTGCCCGCATCGCCATCTGCTGTATCCTCCATCCGGATGACTCTTCTGCTCCTAACCTTTCTGATACTTTACTTTAAGTAAAGCAGTCTTTCGACAATGCAAATGCCAAAGGGAGAGCGTACTCTCCCTTGTTTCAAATTCTTATATGTATTTACGATTTACAATCCAACCTGTTCGGCTTTGTGTTTAGCAATCATATCTTGTGCTTTTTTAATGGCGTGTTTTTCGTCTGGAGCGTAAACATCTACACTGTAAATTTTACCTTCTCTATCTTTCCAGACTCTTTCCTTTTCGTTGTAGTCACTTATTTTTGCTGTATTGCTAACAGGATTATACGCCCAACAATAGTTTTCTTTACCGTTTTCTCCATCTTTATATACTTCAATACAAGCTTCCTCCCAATTATCAGAGTAAGCTTCTTTGTATCGTTTCGCTTTGTCATAATCGGTTGTTACATTACAAATATGATAGTCTGAATAACTTCCTTTTGTAATAATATAAATTTTCACACTTTCACCTCTTTGGTTAATTACGCAATATCTGTTTTTATCTGCTTATTTTACTGCTATAAATGCAATTATTAAAGGATAAAAACGGAAATTACGGTTTTAGCTGTAAAACTATACTTTTATCCATTCATCATTCTTTAACATTTTCCCTGTCTGTTCCTCATATGTATATGTGCCACCTTTCCACATTCTTAAATCGTTATGGGCAGCATCAACTGTTGCCGCAAAATAATTCCAACTTTCATCCTTTTCATATACACCGTTGAACCTATTGCGGGATCCGAAAATTCTTTTTGCAAATCTTCCACAACTACAAAATGAACCGTACTTATTAGAATGATGCCTCATAAAATTCAAAATATCATCTTCAGATACGGACTTGTCGAATTGTATCCAGAACATTGACTGATTGGTTTTATTATGTCCTTCACAAGACATTACTGTAGATAACCCGTTCTTATTAAAAAACTCCACGAGTGGAATTACTGCTTTGTCCAATCCTTTACTCAGCCACTCTTTTTCACCCATGTTGTATTACTCTCCAATATAAATCAAATTATCAATATATGCTCTATCAGTTCCTTTGAGTATAGGCATATGTTCATCAACATACCATTGAGAATGACCGTCATTTGTCGCCCGTTTAATACAACTGCTTCCTCTTTGCTTATATACACATAATTTATCCCAATCATGTCCTATACTTAGTGTCATACTCTTGATATCTATAGTAGATTTCTTATACAATTCCCTATCGGTAAAATATGCTCTACCGTATGCTTGTATTGAATTTCTCATTGCATCAAGTTGCCGCCAAAAAATATTGTTACACACTTCTTCTTTTGGAATGTTAAATACACGAGCATCAAATGTAGCTCCTTTTTGCATAGCTTTGTAATACACCCGTTCATAATCCGTTGTTGGATCTGTATATGTCCATACATCAGTTATATGTCCTTCGCAAAATCCACTTAAAAATTGGTTAAAGTATAATGTCGCCATGCTTGCTGCAACACTACACATTTTTTGAACATTATATTCAAACCATGCGCCTGTTTCCAATGTTTGGTAATCTACAAGCACTATGGTAATTTCATCAGATTGCGTATACCCAAACACACACCCTTGAATATTTTCACAGAGACATTGCATAGTAGTCTGCATAGCTCTAATCATAAAATTATCAAATGGCTTCTGAAATCCTTTAGTAAATGTATGAAAAGCTTTGCCGTCAACTCTGATTATTACAGGAGTTCTTCTTGTGAGATATGTTCTGTTTACATTCTCATATCTTTTCATTCTGTCACCAAGACTATCTTGCATCTATATCGCTCCTTAATATTTAGTTCTTTGTATTTTTCATAACACTTCCACAGTGTGGACAATAGTTGCTATACATTGGATTATGAGAGGCGTTCTTTCCAGTAAACCACTTACAAGCCGAACAGTACACTTCTCCTTTACAATATGATTCACGACTTGCTAACCACCTTGCAGTGGTGCGTCTTGATTTTTTAGTATCAATAAATTCTTCGGGCGAATAAACTACACACTTGTTACCCGCACTTCCCGTCTGAGGCGGCGAACAAAGTTCGTTCTTTGCTTTGCACATCGTCTCTTCTTGGTTGTAATATTCACAAGTTAAACAACTATGATTTTTCTTTCGCCATTCGTCTGGTGTGACTTGTACCATTGCGTTTTTTCTTGTCCCTTTCTTTAAAAGCTTAAACATTTCGTTTTTAAAACTCCTCTTTTATTCTCCTACATATACTAAGTCATTAATATACTCCCGACCGTCTGCTTTAAAAATAGGAATTGCGTTATCAATCACCCAATTACTTCTGCCTGTTATGTCGTCTATCTTGCGAACACAACAGCTACCTCTCTTATATTTAATAGGGTAATTATTCCAGTTAATACTTTTATCAAGCATAAGCATATCCTGAATATTTGCTGCAGATTGTCTGTCTAATTGTTTGTGAGAAAAATATGCTCTGCCAACCATCTGAATTGAATTTCTGGTAGCATCGTTCTGTCTCCACAAGAGGTTGTTACAGACCTCCTCTTTAGGGATATTAAATACACGAGCGTCAAACATTGCACCTTTTTCTACAGCCCTGTCAAGTACTCCACGATAATACTCATCGCTTTCATTGTTTCTACGCAAAATACGAACATTCCTTTTTAAAAAATTGTTAAAAGCAAATGTTGCCATACTTGCCGATACACTGACACATTTCTGCACATTGTAATCAAACCAAGCTGATGTATCTATGTTTTTATAATCAACAAGTACAAGTGTGATTTCATCTGATTGCGTATATCCTAAAACACAACCTTGTATATTCTCACATAGATATTTCATCGTTTCTTGCATGGTTGTCGAAAGAATATCATCAAATGGTTTTCGAAAACCTCTTGTCAATGTATGAAATGATTTTCCGTCAATTCTAATAATAACTGGCGTTCTTTTTGTGAGGTATGTTCTATTAACATTTTCATACCCTTTCATTCTATCTCCAAGATTATCTCTCATTTTTATTCCTCCCTATTATATAAATTTCTTGTCAATGATTGACTTTTTCGTCTGAATGTACGATTGAGCTGTTTCTTTGCCCAAGACTTCCACCGTTTTGAATGATGAAAGAAGGGGTTGTTATATTTTAATCCACGCAACTCTTCGACTGTCCACTCATTCTTACCGTTCACTTTCTTGTAACTGTTCTTCTTCATCGCTATCCTCCTTTTGATCGTAAATATCGGTATGAGCAAAAATAAGTGCCATTACAGTAGCTGCAAAACAACCGCCAAATATCGCTCCAATGACAATACATACAAACTGTAACATTATTCCACCCCTTCCTTAACAATTCATTACCTTTGACGCCTCTGTAAAGATTTTTGAAAAACCGGCGGTACAGGTAACTGCGGCTCTTTCAAACTGACGGTCAATAAGCTTGTCGTAATCTGTAACAACACCGCCTACCTGAACCATTTCAAGCGCACAGTTTTTGTCAAGACCGATAATCTTACCGCCCTCAAGTTCGGGAGTGTGAAAAAGGCTTGCACCGAGAGGTGTAAATATTCTGCCCGTAGCCTGAAAATCAAGACCTGCGTTTGAATTCTGAACCTGAAAATCAAAACCTGCGTTTGAATCCTGAAGTTGAGAGAGCGAAAGAATCTTCTGCATTTCGGGGGTTGACGCAAGAATTGTGTTGAGCTCATACGGAGCAAGCTCTGTCCAAAGCTTTAAAAGGTCCTCATATGTAACCTTGCCGCCTGTTGCAACATTAAGTGTGCCGGCGGGATTTTCATTTCCGTCACCGTTCACAAGCACATCAATCGCATCTTTAAGCTGTGCTCTTGCAATATATGCGCCAATCTGATTGAGTGTTACGGCAAAGAGGTCAAGACGCTGAAAGCGAAGAGCCTCATATGATGCAACAAGCATTCTACCACGCTTGTGGAGCTTAACAAGATTTTCTCTTGTCTTAACCTCAGTCTGCGGAATCTTTGTATCCTCTCCGACGAGTTTAAAACTCTTGTCATCCTCACTCGGAACAGATGCAATACTGCGGTAATCCATACCCTCAATGTCTGTCACGGTTGCCACAAGATTTGGGAGAATATCCGCTCTCTCCATGCCCTGCATAACGGCTTTGCTTACATATTCGGGGAAAAGTGCCGCAG